CAAAGAAAGGAAACCAAGATGAAAGAAGTGTGGGAAATACAAACTAAATGGATGCTGGAAATAGCCAGAATTTTATCAGATGGAATTAACGGAGATTTAAAATGAAAAATACTATTTGGGTGGTTGATGTATTGGATAAGACCGGCAGTTTGCATGTCATTGAATTATTTTCGAATGAAAAAACTGCACGAGAATACTGGGATGAAATGAGTAAACTGTATCCAGTAACTGATGGGTGGCAAATGGGAATTGTTGGCAGAGAAGTAGATCAAGAACATTTGCAACTAACTGGCAACAGATTTCATGCCGAGAAAGCATTAGACACAGCTTGGGTATCAAAGTACAATACTGATCCATTGGCTAAAGTCGGAGTCGAAGTGTGAACGAACGAATTAGACTACTTGCAAAACAAGCTGATCCCGATTATACTGGTAACGGTGATATCGACATGGGCGATTCTCTTGTGGGCAATTATGCTATCGAAAAGTTCGCCGAGTTATTGATAGGAGAATACGCAGAAGAATTACGCCAACTCAACGATGGTGAACGTGTAGTTCTGCCCAAGGATCGCGAACATGCCCAAGCCATGGTCAGAGTAGGAATGAGTTATTTGGAGCAAAATAAATGAACGAACGAATTCGACAACTTGCCGAACAGACTCATGTAACCGTTCTTACCACGAAGGGAATGGAAAATATTGCAGACGGATGCTACATTGTTTCTCCAGATAAATTACAAGAGTTCGCCCAGTCGATTATTAGGGAATGTGCTGATGTTGTAAGATATTATTATATTCGAGGAGATGAACTAATTACTTCTCAGCATATTACAAGACACTTCGGAGATGACGAATGAGTAAAATTACCACAGCAGATTGCAAGCGATTTTTAGTAGCAGAGGTCGCTCGCCGTCCAGAGATTGTTACCAGTATATATGGAAGTCAACCGCCCACTGATTTGGTGGTCTCGGCTATGAAGGAAAGTAAATGGGTACGGCGTGAAAAGTTCAAGCCCACTGGTGATCATTATCGTGTAGAAGACCGATATGACTTGTGGTATCCTGCGTATGGACACCGCAATGGCAGCGCACCCGCTGACCGTTTGAGTACCATTCGTACATTCTATTTGGCCCCCGATGTGTTTGAGGACACAGTGGGGTTCATGGTTTTAGAAGATCTGCAGGGCAACCTGATTCTAGGCGAATACATCGGAGATTGAAGAATGAAACACTTTGCGCCATATCAATGCAGACGTTGTAGTAGTGTTTGGAATGGTAATCAACGAGATGGATTTAAGTTGGGCTGGCGATTTCATGGTACATTGAATTACTGCCCAAGTCACAAACAATTTCAATTTAGTCTCAACGACCGGGATATGTAAATGAACGAAATTAACAAGGAGAACGGCATGGAAATTAACAATGATGAAGATGTAGGCACGTTAGGTATATTTAATACTTTTGACGAATGGAAAACTGCGGTGGAAGCCCCTGCAAGTATTTCGGGAATTGCTGAGTATTTTAATTTTGATGGGATGAGATGGTTATCTGAAAACATGGATGTTGCTGGGTACATGGGAGCGCCGATTGCAGTTTTAGAAAATAAACCAATCCAGGCACAAGTGAAAGTTATCAAAGACACTGACGGATTAAAGACTTTTGTTGATCACTACAAAGATTCTGGCAAACGAATTTATTTATATATGACCTTGTATTTCCCAGCACAGATAGATTATAGGTCAGATAATCCAAAAGCAAACGAATCAGGTGCTTGGAGGATCAGATATGCAGTAATTGATTGAAAATACAAATAATGGTTGACTTTTGAAAAAAAGTCAACTATAATTGTAATGTAGTAAAACTTTTATTTTAAATCAACTTTGAAAGGCATCTTAGAAAGGCATCTTATGAAACAAGAAAATTTATTTACAGTAGCAGGTACTTCAAACCTTAAGGGCGAAGTTAAAGCACGTTTTGCCAATGATTTGGTATCACGTATTAAGGCATTGCATCGTGCAGGCCACACTGAAGTTAACCTCATTGAGCTTCCCAAGCCAATGACCAAACTTGAAGCATTGCAATATCTGCAACAAGTTGGCATTACTGAAGGCGATGCAGGTTATGTAGTAGCTAGTAAAATTGCTGAAAAGGCTAAACAAGCCAAAAAAGGCGAAGTTAAAGTTAAGGCCACTGGGGTAACAACTCCAACTGCCGTCGATGTTAAAGTAGCAGTTTAATACGACAGGGCAGGTTAGACCGTAAGTCCCTTGTCTACATTTTAATAAAATATAGGAGCGACTATGACGATATTATTAAAATCATACAAATTAATTAGTTTATGTTTGTTAACATTAACTCTCACTGCTTGTCAATCTAGTTCAATTGTTTATAAAGAAAACTCTACTGGATATAACAAAGATGTTACCGTTCCTTTAGAGGTAATTACTCAGAAAAATCCTGGACCTACGATTATTGTTGCGCATCCAAGCGATGGAATAACCGGATACAATTACAATCGATATGTTTTGTTTTGGGGAGATTTATTAAAGAGCTGGGGATACAACGTAGTACTTCCTGACAGTTTTACCACTCGAGGCTTTAAAAATAAGGAAGTTATGTATAACGCTGGGCTCGTAAACTATAATCAGCGTGCCGAAGATATGATTGCAACTGCCTCTTGGATTACGAAACAAAAATGGCATAAGGGTAAGATAGGTATCATTGGATTTAGCCACGGTGGTAGTGCAGTTAATAGAACAGCCAACATGACAAATTTAATTTCTGCAGGTGTTGCTTACTATCCTGGTTGCTTTAATGACGATATGGTCAAAAATCCTAAATTTCCAGTACAAATACATATTGGCACAGCAGATGATTGGACATACAGTAATCGATGCGAGACCCTAGCAAAAGCCAACAGTCTTTACGATCTCTATATCTACCCCGGTGCAACACATGCCTTTGATGTACCCGGTAGTAGTAGGATGCTAGCCGGGCATCGATTGTCGTTTGATCACAACGCAACTAAAACAGCAGAAGAAAGAACACGTCAATTCTTTGAAAAATATTTAAAAAATTAAAGATATAAGATAAAAGATAAAAAGCGACTTTCAAGTCGCTTTTTCGTGACTATTTTTCTATTTGGCATAATTATATGTATGAGCAAATGTACTGATGTCGACCCCAATATTTAGAAACAGTGATGCATTATACATCATTATATTTAAAAATCCCAATGCTAATAAATTATTGCAACAATGGGTAGCATCCAACCGTTATATACAAGCTCGTGTAGATAATAATAAATTACACATTTATGATCACAATACTTTTAATTTATTTTCAGTAACATGGGCTAATGGATGGGGGAATATATTAGTTTGGGATTGTTATATCAAACGACACATATACATATAGCCAAAAAAATTGATATAGATGTTGTATCGTGTATAATTAGTTATGTCACAAACATTAACCAAAGGAAATACAATGACTACACATGAACAAATCGTAGCAGCATACGAAAATTACTTGGCTGAAAATGCCAAGTTTACAGACAAAGGTGTTAAGGCGGCGGCGGCCCGCGCACGTAAATCACTGCAAGAAATTGCAAAATCTGTTAAAACTCGCCGTGCTGAAATCACAGCAGAAAAAGAAGCATTGTCAGCAGTAAAGTAATGCCATCATATGTACGTACCGTCATTGAGAATCCAGACAATCCAGAAGAATTAGTACTGGATCTCGGGGACGAACTATGTCGTGAAGCCGGCTGGGAAGTCGGCGACACACTAGTATGGATAGATTTAGGCAATGGATCATGGCAGATAACGAAAAAGACATCACTGGAGTAGGCGCACGTCTTAGTGAAATAGAAAAATTAACTAAGACGTTTAATACAACTGGCACAGGATCAACTGTTCCTGTTTACGTAGGCGGTGGCGGTGGTGGTGGATATAGCGCACATACCGGAGTAACTCCAGTCTGGTATCCCGCATCAAATATAAGCGGCACAGGTCCATTAAGCAGTGGATCGCTAGTGTTAGCAGGCGCCAATGCCGATATTGTAATTAACGGAGTTAGTCTAACCGACACGCTAGTTACACTAAGTGAACGATTAAACATATTAATTCCCAATCCTGTATTGGAAAAGGAATGGGATGAACTTAAAGAATTAGGCGAAGAATATCGCAAAAAGTCAAAAGAGTTCGAAGAAAAATCTCGTATGTGGAATACATTAAAAAAGACATAGCAATGAAAATTAAAAATTTTTCATTGCTATTGATTTTAATTTTAGGCGGATGTGTAACTGCACCTGTTCCCAAAGTAATTGAATCTCCTGTATATTATGAAGTTAATGTACCACAAGATTATGTCAGGCCACCACATCCTATATTAAAAACTCCCATATATTCGACAACAGAAATAGATTGTCTAGCTCGTAATATATTTTATGAAGCAGGTGCCGAACCACTTGAAGGTAAAGTTGCTGTGGCGGCAGTCACTATTAATCGTACTAAGGATGACAGATACGGATCAAAAACCATCTGTGGTATAGTACATGCTCGCACTCCAATAGGTAAAGGACAATATATATGTCAATTTAGTTGGACCTGTGGAACCAAGTCTATACTCAAAAAAAATGATCCAAGATGGATTGCCAGTAAAGAAGTAGCTGAAAATTTAGCACGTGGAGATTATAATGAATATACATATAAGTATCGACGTGCATTAAACTTCCACGCTATTGCTGTTAAACCATCTTGGATCAGGACAAAACGCTCAATTGGAAGAGTAGGCGGACATATTTTCTACGAATAGCTTGATTTGCATATATTAAATCTTTATACTATGACTATGATTAATTTATTAGGTTTATATTAAAAATGATGCACTTAGAAGGACCTTGGCTTACTACAACAGGTAAGAAAAAAGGCAAACAAAAATATGCTTCCGCGGAAGCAAAGGCTCGTGCCGAAAGTTTAGCAGCTTCATGGAAAGATCTGGAAAAAACTTATGCAAAACCTTTACCTACTAAAACAATCCCTATGAAAAAATATAGTCTTAGCATACCTGCACATCGCAATACTTGGAAAGATATTCCCAGTTTGCAAACTAGCAATGGGGTAGCTGCAAAGATTGAATCTCCTGTATACACTGGAACTAAAGTAAAAGGCATTGGCACTATGCACAAAAGTAACGCAGTGCCAATCTTCAGCGATGAAGAAGCAGTAGAAATTTCCAAAATGAGAAGGTAAAATGTCCATAGGTACAAATAATAAAACTTATACAATTGACGAATTAAATGCAATGCACTACAAAAGTGCAGAAAAATGTGCCAAGATGCAGGGTATTTCTAGAGTTAAGCATCCTAGCTACAGAGATCTACAACATCCTAAGTGCAGTAATGAAGGATGCAACAATCCAAAAACAGTTACGAATTGGCATTGGACTTCCGGAGCTCCGGTATATAGATCTATCTGCGAATCTTGTCATCAATCTGTTACTGCATTAAGATACGCTGAAAAAAATAATGTAGATTGGGTTAAAAACATTATAGATGTAATTGCACATAAAAAAGGATTTACATCGGCAAATGACTATTTGAATAGTATACATCCTTATAGAAAATATCGTAAAAATTATTGTGAAAATATCGATGAAAGATTAGGATTCCCATGTACAACTAATATAGTATGGGACGGAATGCTAGATGTAGATCATATAGATGAAAATCCAAGTAATGAAGATCCGTCAAATTATCAAACATTATGCGCTTGTTGCCACAGATATAAAGGAAACATATTTATTAAAAGATATGGAAAAACTCCTGGTCGTAAGACATTGGGGATCAAATACAAATAACTAAATACATGGTCACACTAGGAGATAATAAACTAAATTGAGTAAAACAGATGATGTAATTAAAATGGAAGGAGTAATTACCGAAGTACTACGTAATACTAATTACCGTGTTAAAATCGAAAACATTGAAATTCCCATATTAGCCACACTAAGTGGGCGAATTCGACAGAATAATATTAAAGTATTAGCGGGCGATAGAGTTCAGCTAGATATTTCACCCTATGATTTATCCCGTGGTAGAATCACACGCAGGCTATAAATTGCATAAATATCTGCATGCGTGATATTATTAATCTTATAGAAGCAGCAACCGTTCCATCTAAATTGGAAACAACTCCTTTGCCTTATACACATAAAGCATTGGATCCGATAATGAGTGCTGCTACAATAGAATATCACTATGATCATCTAGCCAAAGGATACGCTAAACGTTACAATGCAGGCGAAGGTGATGCCGATTTCAATAGAGCCGGAAGCTTCTTACATAATAAGTTTTTTCCACAGTTACAGCCTCCAAAAGGGGCTAATCGGCCTAAAGGTGCTGTGCTTGAACTTATTGAATCTAAGTTTAAAACTTATGAAGATTTCAAGATAGCTTTCAAAGAAGCAGCTATGGCCCTCGAAGGATCGGGGTGGGTTTATCTTAGCACTAGTGGTGATATTAAAACAATTAAAAATCATGCAGTACGCACAGATATTTGCGTATTAGTTGACTGGTGGGAACATTCATGGTCGACGGATTACAAGTGGGATAAAGAAAAGTATCTAGATAATATCTGGAAGATTATTAATTGGACAGTTTGTTCAGACAGATTATGATCTATGAGAGCTATTGAATTCATCATAGAAAGTCTAAGTCGTATAGTATACCATTATACTAGTTTAGGATCTGCGGCAAACATTCTAAAAACCGGTGAATTTCAATTATCCAGTTCTGTGGGTTCTCAGAGTGAAGAAAATATCAATATACCAGGATATCCATATTTCTTAAGTACCACAAGAACCAAAGTTGGTGGCTATCATGAATATGTTTCTGCAGGAGCTGTAATGTTTGTGTTAGATGGTAATTGGTATAATCAAAATTACAAATCTAAACCGGTTGATTACTGGGGAAATCGTAATCCAACACAATCACATCATAAAGAGCATGAAGCAGAAGACCGTATATTTTCCAAGACACCATCTATTCCCATTGATGGTGTTTCTTCAGTTCATATTTTGATTAAACCAAATTCAACCAATGAATATTTGGGTGGACAAGCAAGAACAGTAATTATAAATGCTAAAAAGCGCGGTATTCCATCATATCTATATGATGACGAGTCTGCTTGGAGAAAATTAGATACAAAAAATTCAGTTTCCATATCAAATAATCCTACATTGCGTGGGCCACAACATATTGCACGTGATAGTAGATCGAGGTATAAACCAAAAGGCTGGTTATATCAGTGGATACAATTAATCACAGCATCTAATAAGAATCAACTTAGTAAAGATGCTGATGAATTAAGATATAGCATAATATATAATAGCTATGGCGATCCCGAACGTGGGCTAGCAGCCGATATGAGCAATGCCAGAAAACCTTCATCCGGAGTTGACCGAGATAATGCTGTAAAAATTATTGATTTTATGAGAAAAAATAGAATCAATACTCTTAAAGATTTAGTTGAATTATTAAAGACTAAATGGGAAAAAATTTCAGAGGTAGATTCACAAGGAAATATCACAAAATGATAACAATTACAGAAAACGCAGCTGAAAAAATTAAAGATATTTTAGCAGAAGAAAACAATCCCAAACTAAAACTCCGTGTATTTGTACAGGGTGGTGGCTGTAGCGGAATGCAGACAGGCTTTACGATGGACGAAGATCAATCAGATGATGATTGGGATCTTGAAGTAAATGGGGTACATGTACTAGTAGACAGCATGAGCGGTAGTTATTTACAAGGTTCTACAGTGGATTATCGTGAAGGCATTTATGGATCTAACTTTGTAATTACCGGAATGGCAGCAACTACAACTTGTGGCTGCGGAAGTAGTTTTAGTCCATACTGACAATCAACACTGGCATGCCGTTAGCTAAATAATAAAGCTAAAGAGGAATGGTATGCAGCAAGAAATCATAAACGTAGGTTCAGCTCCAAACGACGGTACTGGAACGCCTATACGCACGGCTTTTCAATATACCAACAATAATTTTACACAATTATTCGCGTTGGCCAACGCAACTCCCCCAACCACAACACAGGGAAAAATTGGCGATGTACCAGGCATGTATGCATATGATCCCACACATTTTTATTACTGTTTCGGAACATATGATGGTGTTACGGCTATATGGGCTAGAATTGCCGGATCTGCGTGGTAGAAAAACAAAATTAACTCAATGGAATATTAAAAATGGAAATTAGACAAGATCAATTGGCACACATATTACAGGGTAATCCCTACATTGAGCACTGGTGCGGAGCACTGAACAAAATTTTACCTGATTATGATATTACCAGTGTACAACGTATCGCAGCATTCATTGGCGAAACGTATGTAGAATCTGCAGGATATACAGCATTGCATGAAAATTTAAATTATCGTGCT